AAGGAGGCAGAAATGCAGAAATCATTGCTAACTATTCAAGCTTACATACAAGAGCTTGAAGATGATGGAACGCAAGGTGGCGAAATAGCTCAATTACTAGGTGTATCAGCTTCAATGGTAAGCGTTTATAAACACCAAGGATATAATCCTAGTTTAAAACTAGCTTTAAATATCTACAAGAATACTAAAAAGGTGCTCCACCCTTTCGCTGAGGAGAGCTTGAAATATGAATTAACTAAAAGGTATAACTAATGAACTTGCTAGAACTTACAAATAATATTAATCAATGGGCTAAAGATAGAGGCATTACAATCAATGGGACTGCAAACACTCAAGCACTAAAACTAATGAGTGAGCTAGGTGAGCTTGCTGATAACCTAGCTAAGGGTAAAGATGTTAAGGACGATATTGGTGATTGTTATGTAGTTTTGTGCAACATAGCTGCTCTTAAGGGATTAACTATGGAAGAGTGTGTTGCTCAAGCTTGGAACGACATTAAGGACAGAAAAGGTTTCTTGAATGCTAACGGCACATTTATCAAATCTACTGATGCTGGGTATGATAAACTATATGCTGAGTTTTTAGCTTCTCAAAAAGGCACACAAGCTGATAAACTAGCTGAGCAGATGGAGATTGAAGCTGCTAAACAAGAGCTAAAAGAGATAGACTGGGAGGAGTTTAAAAGGAGATGGGAAGGTAAGGGCTTTACTGTTAAAAGAACTCCTATGGGTGTATTTGTTTGGAGGGTAAAATAATGAGATTGGATTACACTGTAGATGTAGATACTAACCTATTTGGTAAAACTGTATTCTTTAGAGTTAAGGACGTATCCACGGGCTTTATAACTGCTTACTTAAAACTTGGGACAATATATAAAGAAGTCCCTGAGGATATACTAAAGGGATTAAAACTAGCTGCCAACATATTATCCTCTGAATACATTAATACAAATAAAGCTAGGGGTTACTTAGAGAAGTTTGATACAGTTAGTTTAGTGGAGGTAATATAATGATAGCTCAATGTAAAGGTAAAGATATAGACAACGTCCCAGCTAGTAGATTAATTAAAGATGGATGGTTAGCTACAGTAAAGTATGATGGTAATTATGTCCAGATAGTTAAGTCTGGGACTGATGTTACCGTATGGACTTCTGGTGGCAAGCCCTACAAATGTGAGGACTTAGACGAGTTTTTCCTTAACTCAGTAGAGGACTTTATTATTGAGTGTGAATACATAGGTAACACTGATGGTAAGCTAGGTAGCAGAGGACAATGCACCACAACTACATATAGAGTTAATACTGAGAAAGGTATTCCTAATCCTACATCTGGTAGGTATAAAGCATTTGATATCTTATCTTATAATGGTAAGACTTTAACTGGAACCTATCCAAATAGGATGGCATTCTTAAGAAACCTTGAGCTACCTAGTAATATTGAAGTAGTTTGCGTGTATGGATTAGATGAACCTTTTACCATTGAGCAGGCTAAAACTCTAGCGTCTTGCTTTATTAAAGATGGCTGGGAGGGTATGTATATAAAGCACATTAGCCATATTCAAGAAGCTGGTAAGAGAGTTAATACTGCTATCAAGATTAAAGGACGTAGAACTGCAGACCTACTATGCACGGGTGTAGAGGATGGCACTGGTAAATACCTAGGGCTTATCGGCTCATTAGAACTACAAGATAAAAGCGGCAGGGTAGTTAATGTAGGTAGTGGCCTTAATGATTATCAAAGAGCTCTTAGCCCTAATGAGTTTATTGGTAAGGTTATAGAGATAGAGTATGAGCAAATCCTAGATACCTATATACAGCCAACCTTTATAAGGGTAAGAGATGATAAAACTTCGGAGGAGATAGACTGATGAAAGAGCAGGATATCCAAAAGAAAATCATAAACTATTTGGAGGATATTGGGGCCTATGTAGTTAAGGTAGTATCAGCTACTAAAGCAGGGGTCCCAGACCTCTTAGTTTGTTATGAAGGCAAATTTATTGCTATAGAGGTAAAAACGCCTGAAACTAGAAATAATGTATCTGCACTACAAAGCTATAACTTATCTAAGATAGAGAATGCTGGCGGATATTCTTTGGTAGCTTGGTCAGTAGAAATGGTTAAAGAATTTTTGGAGGATACTTTTAATGGATACTAATATTTTACCAGATGGTAGCTTGAAGCCTAAACCTAAGAAGTCTAAGCCTGCTAAAGATATTTACATAAGTGGTGGTGAGATTAGAGATGTTGCAATAGCTGGATATTTATTAGGTATATTAGAATTAGAAAAGGGCGAAGAGTTTAATACACCTGAAGACACTGAGAAGCTTAATACTATTGAGTTAGCTATAAGAGAAATGATAGCTGGGTATGCCAAAGATAAGAAAAGGGTTATGGCAAAACTACAGCAAATATCCAACCTAGTTATGACTACCAAAGAAAACTACTGCGTCCAACTAACTACTCTTGGTATTAATTTGTTATACCTAAACTTTGCATGGAACGAAAGAAGGAAGCCATTAAGTAGAAACTTATACAAGTTTTGGTCTAAGATAGAGAAGGACGTTACAGAAGTTATGCAAAATGATTGGGACCTCAACGAAAATGATTATGAGGACATTCAGGTGCAATCAATAGAGTTTGCACATAAGATTTTGGGAGGGATATAATGAAGCCCTTCCCCCATCAAATAGAAAAAGCAAACCTATGCTGGGATATCCTTAAACAAGTTGGGTATGTCTATCTAGCTGGTAAGCCCAGAAGCGGCAAGACTTTAACTTCTTTATTAGTTGCCGAAAAGAGTGATAAGGTGGATAGTGTAATTATCCTAACTACTAAAAAGGCTATCCCAGGATGGGAGAAGTTTTTAAACGATGCTGAGTTAGGATTAAAGAAAACTTATCACGTAACTAATTACGAGCAGGTTGGTAGGATAACTGGTGGGCATTACCATATGAAACTAAATAGTTCAGATTACCAGCTAGCTATTATTGACGAGAGCCATAACCTTGGTGTCTTAGGTAAGCCCTCACAAAGGGTTAGATTAATTAAGAAGTTGTGCTGGAATATGCCCCACATACATCTTAGTGGTACTGCAATAGTTGAAAGCCCTAATGGTATATACCATCAAATGTCCATATCTAAGTTTAACCCCTTTAGGTTTGCTACATTTTACGACTTCTTTAGGTTTTATGGTAAGCCATATTACATTAAGGCTCAAGGTAGAGAAATAACACAATATGATAAGGCTGATGAAGAGCTACTAATGCCAGAGATAAATGCCTTTACAGTGTATATGACGCAAGAAGAGGCGGGTATATCTAGTGAAGTGCAATCTACTGATAAACTACATTATATCCAACTATCGGATTTTACTAGGGAGTTTTATAATAAGTTACAAAAAGATAAGGTTATCCAGGATTTTCCTTACTTCAACGGGACACCTAGTGGATATGACATAGTTTGTGATAGTGTTATGAAGTTAAGGACATCTCTACATATGCTAGAAGGTGGTGTCTTGAAAATAGGAGAAAACTATGTAGAGATCGGCAACACTGAAAAGATAGATTATATCAAAGAAACGTTTGGGGATACTTCAGAAGTTGGTATAATGTGCCACTTCATAGGTGAAAGGGATTTGCTAAGAAAGCACTTTAAGAATGCTGAAATATATAGCTCTACCTCGGATGCTGAAGGGGTGGACCTATCTCACTTAAAACACTTTGTGATTATGAGCAGTGGATATAGTGGTGCTAAGTTTATTCAACGAAGGGATAGGATAGTTAATATCAAGGGCTCTAATACCACCATAGTTAATCATATCCTAGTTAAGGGAGCTATCTCTGAGCAAGTATATAAACAGGTAAGTAAAAAAGAGGACTTTAATAACTCTACCTATCAAAGAATAGAGATATAGGGATTATCCCTATATCTCTTAATATAATCTCTTAATCTATCAAGAGATTATTATAATATATTCTCTTAATTAATCCCTAATTCTTTTAATTTAGATTTTAACCCAGCGATTTTTTCGTTGATTATATCTATTTGACTATTAGTGGATTTTTGTTTCTGAAACAATCCACTAGTACTAACTCCATTAGCTATTGAGTTAGCTATCTGTTTCTGCAACCTTTTCAATATAGATTGTTGCATACTGAGCTGGTTATTTAGTCCAGTTAATCTAAGATGTAGCTTCTTGATTTTCATATCACCTACACCTTTAAGTTTAGGGACTTCCATTGTAGTCCCTTTAACTGTTTGTAGTTTTGCATTTATCTTGGGTAGTTTTAAGGCTTTATCCTCAAATGGATTTTTAGCCTTCTTAGGTTTCTCACCTGTTACTATCTCTAATAAAGATTTGTTCTTTGCCATTAGTTACCTTTCTTAGTGTTTAATAGAGGATTAGCCTCTTTTAGATTGTTAAAGCCATTAATGTTTTCAACTACTACGTTCATATCATCATAAGCAGTTTTCATTTCATCATACTTAGTTTTCTGCAACTCTAAGTCCCTTTTATATAGGTTTAGTTTTCTTTGCGCTTCTGATAGAGCCTTAGATTTTCCACCTTGTTTAAGAGAAACTATCCTAGACTCCAAGGTATCTATCTGTAGCTTTTTCTTAGCTATAATTTGCTCAGACCCACGAAGTTTTTGGTTCATTGCCTTAGCTTTATTTGCTAACTCCATCTTAACCTTAGAGGACCTCAACGGTTCTAGCTCAGAATTATCTATTTTAGCTACCTTAGAAAGCACTTCCAAGAAATTGTTTCTAACTTCTTGAGGCAACCTTTCATTGATTGCTACATTGCTAGCAAACTCTATTGGTGTTTTAGATTTTAGCAAATCTTTTTGTATCATATTCTGAATAACTACGTTATTACCGCCTTCACCTACTCTATAAAACGTAGATTTTAGAAAACCTAAAACAGCACTATAAAATCCTAGAGCACCTGTGTTAGTATCAGTTCCCTTTGTTTTGGAGCTAATTCTATATTCGTTCCCAAATCTCTTTTCATATTCCTTGAGTACTTCAATAGTTTCTTTGGCACGGTCAGTATGTATGCCCGACTCTTGTATTTTCTTAAGCATCTCACCATAATTTAACCTCTTATCATCTTTAAGTGAGTTATTAAGTAGTTCTCCAAGTTCAACGTTTTGAGAAGCTTTGGCATAATCTCTTGTTGCTGTCCTTACCATATCTGATATAGGTTCAGGTATATTGTGAGCTTCTAAGGCTTCATCTAAGTTTCTCTTTATGCCATTTAACATAACCCTTTCACTATTAGAAGCCTTCCTTAAAACATCATTAATATCCTTTCTCAAGGTTATAGCTTCAGATAAAGGTAACTCACCATCTTTGGAGATTTTATTAACTATATCATTAACTAAGGATTTGGCTGGAGATGAAGTATTGTCCAACGTTCTTAACTTAATCCCTTTACCTAGTTCAGTAGTGTTAATATTAATTCCAAGCTCATCAACTTTATTTATCATATCTGCATAGTTTTGTTTAGCTACAGCCATATGTTCTGCTGATGCCTTAGTGTTAGCTATATCAAGGACTTGAGAAGTTCTTGCTCTTGCTATTCTATTTGCTTCTCTAAGAGCATCATCGCTATCCTCTATAGCACGGTTTAGCACACCTATAGAGTCGTCCTTATATTTCATAGCTATGGTATAAGCCTGATGGTCTTTAGGCACACCTTCAAGAGTTTTTCTTACTTCAGCTTCTGGGACTCCTAGACGATTAGCAAACTTCATTACATCTGGGCTCACATCATCTAGTGTGCGAGCTATTTTATTTCCTACAGCAGTTGTAATACCTTTAGTAGCTACAGCACCTCCAGCACCTAAGGCTGCATCAGATGCTAAGTCCACCCAATCACCTGTTTCACCTCTTTGGGCTGTTCCATATACCATACCCATAGCACCTTCAGCGGCAGCAACGCCTTTATAAGTTTTAGCAAATGAAGTATATGGGATTAATAATGAAATAAGTCCTATAGCATCGTCTCCGGTTATCTCTGCATCTGGGTCACTATAATGCTTGGCTTCATAGTCTTTAATCCAGTTAGTAGTATCCCTAAGAAATTGTGCAGCCTTGTGACTATCTGTTAAGTATAGTTCATTTGCAGCACCTTCTAGTAATGCACCTATTGGGGCTATGGTATGTTTAAGGGCAGAGTTACCTATGTATTTCCAGCTCTCTTTTGCTTCATTAACTATATTTTCCCTTTCTTCAGGAGTTAATCCAGCCTTCTTAGGCATTATCTCTACTGGCTTATCTGGTTGCTCAGGTAGTGCTGTGACGTCTTGAGCATTGTTCTTAACTATGTTTAGTTTATTATCACCAGCTTCAAGGGAGTTTTTATATACGTCCCTTTGTTCTGGTGAAGCCATAATTAAGTCTTTAGCACTAGCCTTATTAAATCCTTCAGCACCAGATATTCTTGGCACATCTTTCATTACTTCATCAAGAAAACTAAGGTCACTATTTGCAGTAACCTTAGGTTCTTGATTAACTACTGGAGTTTGTTCTATAGGTTGTTTAGTTGGTGTTTGTACTCCAGGTTGTTTGGCTGGAGTATCTAATACATTATCAAGAAAACTTAAATCCATTTATTATCCTTTAGGTTGATTATAGCCATCTGGCTGAGCATCATTAGTCATACCTATGGCAGACATTATAGAGCCCATATCAGAGCCGCCTGCTTGTCCCTGGGCCATTCTAGGGTCCATAGTAGGAGCTTGATTAAGTTTATTAGCCACTTGGTCAAATATATCTGCAATGTATTCACTATTTCTAGTTTTCATTGCTCTCATACTTAAGGCAACTACCTTACCAAAACTAGCGGGGTCTGTGTTCATTAAGTATGCACCAGCCTGCCCAGCAATTAGTTGGTCTAGTTGTAGTTTTTCTAGGTCGTCCGTTTCATTATAGTTTGCAGTAGTTATTTCTATATCATAATCAAGAAACTCTATTTGAGTGTCCCTTTCTATCCAAGGGATAATCTTAGCGTTACCATCTTTATCATATTCTATCTCTTTAACTGCAACCTCTTCTCCTTGTCCATCATCTCTAGGCATCATAAATGGCTTATTTAGCTCTATAAACCTATCACCATTTCTTTGGTCAGCAATTCTAATTACTTTATAAGCCTTATAGTATTTCTTAGAGAAACTAAGGATATCCATTCCCATACACTCATACATATACTCTATGTTAGAAGTAATGTAGTTAAGTGCTGATGCAGACATATTTTGTTGTAGTTTAATTTGTCTACCAGATGCTGAAGAGCCCATCATACCTAAGAAACTATCATTGAGGTTAAGTATTCTCTTAATCCTTTCTAACGACTTATCTATAATTTGGTATTGAGCTATAACATCGCCGTGTAGGTTATCTACTTTAATACCATTAATATCCTTAACTTGGATAATAGAATTGACCCTATTAAAAGCCTTTCTAAACTCAGATAAGTCCTCTATAGCAGTTTTATTTACATATACCTTATTGACGTTTACCAATAATTGGATTTGAATTAAGGCTTGGTTGATTGCCTTTTGGCTTTCTAATACCTCTCTAAATACTCCATAGTATCCTTTATCATCTTTCTCCAAGTAGATAGGCCTTATAGGAAATTGTCCCATTTCAGTAATATCATTTTTCTCTAATAGAGTTTCTCCACTCCAGATAACTTCCCAGATTTTATCTTTGTCCTTAAGGTAAGTAGTAACTATTAGATAGCTATCTTGCATCTTATATTTGGCACCAAATTGAGTGTCCTCTGGTATATCTATGCTTGAGAATGTAGAGCCTCTATTTAGCTCGTCTGACTTACCAGGCCAAGTGTCCTCTATATCATCAATCGATAGCCACCTAAACTTAGATACATATTTAGCATCAGAGTAATCCTCTTCTCTGCTCTTAGGGTCCACTATAACTTCATTCCAAGGTAAATAGCTAAGAATTATTTGTAGGTCCTTAGTGCCAAATTGGTCCGTCTTACCAGTGTCTTCAGCCCTAATCTCATAAGCACACATACCAGCTAATAGCAAGTCATCTATTAGTTTAACCTTCATACGTTTAAACTTACTAACTCTTAATGTGTGTTGGACTATATCTTGACCTAGAGAAGCTATATTAACGTCCTCTATACCTACAGGTTTAACGTTAATATTGCTAATAGTAGAAGACAAATATCCACTAATAACTCTTTTATATGATTTTATAACGTTAAATGTTTCTGCTGGCTGCTTTCTATTAGCTAGCACATTTAACTGAGCTTGTGTATAGTGTCTATTATGGTTAAAATCTACTACTTCTTTAGCTTGTTCTCTTGATAAAGCAAAGAAGTCTGTAGAGTATTCAAAATACTCTTTGGCTTTCTCAACTAATCTATCCATTACTTAGCTCCTTTCTGAGCTGCCCATTTAGCTCTTATTTCATTTTGTATTGCTGGTGGTAAGCTATTGTAATACTCCCTAGCCTTATCCGGGTCATTACTCAATGCTTTTAATTGAGTTAAATGAGTATCTAGGTTAGCTGAATTACGGCTATATGAGCTATTAGTAGATGTTCCTAACCTTCTTTGTTTTTCTAACTCTCTACGATGTAGGTAGGTTTCATCTAAGTGAGCCCGCGCATCTACTGCATCTATCATAGCTCTATCTGCCAATCCTCTAAGTATTTTCTTAGCGCCCGGGTCAAATGAAGCCATATAGGTTTCTACGTTCTTAGTCCAGGCATTAATATTACCTTTGAGTTTAGCCTTAGCATCGGACATTGATAGACCCTTAGTTATAGCTAGGAGGCCATCCATCTGGATATCCAACTCCCTTTCACTAAATGCAGCACCAGTTAAGAGGTTAAGGGTTCTTGCCGCTAGTTGTTGCGCCTCTTGCTTCATTGCTGATAGTAGTTCTCCTTGAGAAGTAAAACTATCAGGATTAATGCCATAAGAATATAGGGATTGTCTAATTCTATCGTCCATTGTAAAGTTACCAGTTAGTTTCTCTATATCATCAAGCAGACCTAATACATCTCTTTGTGAGTTAAGGATAACTCCAGATAAGACAGATTTCTCAAATCCTTGCTTATTAATATTTCTAACTTTATTAAGGAGCTCTGGATTTGCACTTACCCTATCTATTAGTTCATCTTGACTTATTTCACCTTTAGCAGCCGCAGCTAACAAACTATTGTATTCTTTATTTAGTTCAAGCTTCATCTTTTTCTCTTCCTGATTAGGTGTTAAAGGTTTTTCTCCATTAATTGATGCTTCGTTCTTTTTTATATCTGATACATATTTAGCTTGTTTATAACTCTCAGTATTAGTCCTAGCGGAACTTAATCCAGCTGCTGCATTTCTTTGATTAATAAGAGCACTGGACTCACCTAATTTAAGAGCCTGTAGGTTCTGTTGGTATAATAACTCCGACTTCTTTGCTTGTTCCTCCATAGCTTTCTGGTCAGATAATTTCATACTATCATATATGCCAGTAGCTACACCAAACATTAATGGGGACATCTTAATCTCTTGACCACTCTTTTGAGTTAAAACTAGCTCATCACTCTCACCAGAATAATGGACATCTATAATAGGATTATCCATAGTGCCATACTTAGAGTCCAAGAAGTGATTAATCCAATCTGCACCCTCTGGGTCATAAACTAGGTCCTTTTTAATTTCTTGCACTGATGAGGTAAGTCCTTCAGGTATGTTATAATTTTTAACCTTTCTACTATACGTATTAGTTTCTGGGTCATAGTTATATTGGCTCTTAATAAAATCTTTAGGAAGATTATTACCATCCACTACTTCGTCCTCTATATTAGCCATAGAGCCTTGAGCCTTACCATACTCTTCAGTAAATTTAGATAGTGCATCAGTAACTTTTAATCTAGTTGAATTAACTCTTTGCTTCATTAATTCAGTCTGTAGTTGATTAATTTTCATATTTTGTTCAGCTAGCTCATTATCACTTTGAGTAAGTAGTTTCTCGTTCATTTGCCTTTTCTGCTCTCGTTCTTGTTGTAGAGCATTATATGCAGCTTGGTCTTCCATACCCTTATATTTACCATAAGTGGCTGCTGCAGTCATACTTCCTATGTTAATCATTATTAACTCCTAAAATCTGTTAGAAGAGGTATTGCCAAATGCATTATCTCTTTGTTTGTTATACATTAACGCACCGAATGCATCCGCTGCACTGTTTCCAGCCTGTTTAGCTATCTCTAGCCAATTAGCTCCTGAGTTAGATAAGGCATTAGCATAATTAGCACCAGCATTAGCCATCATTTGTTGTGTTAATCCTGTTTGACCAGAGCCATAACCTAAGATACCTAGTTGTTGTTGTCTTACCTCGTCCTCAGCTGCATTAGCTATATCAGTTCTATCCTTAGCAGCTTGCATCTCCATCTGATAGTTAGTTTCAGCTTCAATTCCTGAGCCAGTTAATCCACGTTGAGCCATATTCTGAGCAACTTTATCTTGAGCTAGTTTAAATTGCTGGTCATATCTATCTAGTCCAATGCTAGTTTTCTTAGCAGGTGTTAGATTTTTGTAGTAATTAACTAGGTTTTGTTCTAGGTCTCCATAGATAGCTTTTTGTTCAGCATATCTTTGTCGAGCCCATTCCTCTTGTCTCCTTGCCGCATCTACAGCAGCTTTCTGGTTCTTGACGCCTTGATAAGTACCATAAGCAGATAGAGCGGTTCCAGCTGCGCCAGCTACCCCATTAGCTATATTAAGCCAATTAGCCATTTCCACTCCTTATAATTTTATTCTTATTATATCTAATA